CTATTGTAAACAATAGCAATTTTATTATATTGGCTTAACGTTATAGTTGCACTATTAAAATTAAAATCATTAGTTGAGCCTGAAGTTGTCATTTGTATTTTACTTGTATCTGTTCTAAATCTTGCGGTTATTCTTGTAGATAAAGTTCCGTCATTTATAGAAATTGAACCCACACTACTATTGTCTGTTTTGGCTTCAATATATAAAACCCCCTCTGTTGAACTTATTAAATCACTTGAACCTGAATTATTGGCTTCGTCTGCGCTTCGTGTTACGGTTGTTCCGCTTGTTGGTATGTATGAAGTTGCAAAATCTTGTGATGCATCTGCTTCACATTGTATGCCAAAAATATAAACTCCGTTTGTTCCGTCTTTTGTTACTTGGTCGCTTCCGTTGGTTGATGCAAGTTGTAATTGTATTGAACCAGCAACATCTGTAATGCTTTTAAAAGTTATAGAACATCTGTAAAAACCACTTCCATAATCTTCAATTTTAGCAGTATGTGAACCACTTACATTTCCCAAAGTACCATCATTAATATTAAACCAAGTAGAACCATTGCCGTTAGTATCAAAACCGCCACTTTTAAGCAAAATAAAATCATTTGCAAGTGCTTTTTTTACAAATATTGAAATTGTGTTAAAATCGTTTGATGTAACATTTGTATCAAAATATCTTAAAGCCACTACACCAGTACCCCCCGAATTGTTGTCTTTTAAAAGCCACGCATTATTTGTGCCGTCAGGTGATGTTGCTTGTTGTGAAGTTAAAACCGCATTTACTGACGGGGCATTACTTGAATCAAATATACTTCCTTGCGTAAAATCGTTTGAATATGTAGCGGTGTTGGTTGATTGTGGTTCTAATAAAATATGCGCAGTCCCACCTAAATAATCAATACGTGGTAAGTTAGCTGCAACGCTTTCAATATTACCACTTGAATTTTCTCTTGAACCAATACCAGTTTCGGTTGCCGTTGTAGGTCTTGTGAAGTCAAAGTCTGCGTCTATTACTTCTTTGACTGATACATTGTCTATTGAACCAACAAAACCACCACTTGCGATTATTTGCAAATCTCTGTTGAGGCTGTTTGTTCCGTCTGTAAAAACGGTGTAAGTTCCGTTCCCATTTAGTGTTATTGGGTAGGTGTTGGGTGCAAATTTAAGTGTTAAAGCACCGCTTCCTCCATAATTAGTCAAATCAAAAGTAGCTTTAACTCTTGTGTTTGTAGGGATAAGGTTATTTTGCCTTAATATGCCATTGCCACCATCTTGATTCGCAGTACCACCGATAATTGTCCAACCTGAGCCCTTAATCCAATTACTATCGGTTGCAAAATCGCCATTTGTTACTAACTCACTACCAAAAGTTTGAAGCGGTTTTACACTATGCAACGTACCGTCTGAATAAGCGGTAGGCGTCAAAATTATACTTGCTTTTTGTAATAAATTACTCATTATTCTATATTTTCAAAAGCGGTTAATATTGTAGTTGTGCCAGTAGCATTTTCGTAATACGTTGCTCTGGATTGTAAGGCTGAAAGTAAAGCTGGTATCTCGCTTGTAACCGAAAGGTCATAATAGATATCACCCCAACCATTTTCAACAGGGTTTCCCCACCAAGTTGTTTCGTAAATCTTTCCGTAACTCATATCATTATTACTTTTTTAATTTTACCGTTACTTATTCTATAAGTTGCTGGTATGCTTGTTATTACGTTTGTTGTATCGTTTGCAAATGTTTCTGTAATTGATGTAACTCCACTTGGTGTTGTAGTAGTACACACATCTGCGTTTCTTGTAGTAGAACCAGTAGATAAGTTTGGTATGTAAGATGTAGAAGCAGATTTTTGCTCAATTTGTGCGCCAAAAATATAAGCGTACTCATCTCCATCAGCAGCCCAAGTAGTTTGTGCATCACTTTCATTTAAAAATATTTGTAAACTCGCTGAACTTGTTGCGGCTGTGTTACCTGTTTCGGTAATTGTACATCTGTACCAGCCATTGCCATAATTTTCTATGCTTGACTGCCCACCAGCATCCACAGTGCCTACCACGCCATTTTGTATATCAAACCAAGCTCTAACCGTACTTGTAGAACCATTAAAGCGAAGTCTAATAAAATTTAAGTTGCCTTTTTTTACAAACAAAGAACCAGTTATAGCACCGCTTACAATAGAAAAAGTGTCGCTATTCAGTTGGTGGTTTGCATCTGCATTAGCAGCCAGTAACTTATAAGCAGTTGGTTTTCCTGTTGGTGCTGGTATTGTTGAAGCAGATACAGTTGTTGAAGATACAGTCCATTGACTAAAATCTTGGCTATAAGGTACTAAGTTTGTACTATCTTCTTCTATCAATAAATTAGGACAGTTAGAGTTTAACCAATCAAGTCTTGGTACGTCTGCTGCAACCTCTTCAATAAGTCCATCCTTGCGTACTCGTGTGGCTGTGGTATCTCTATCAAAAGTGAAATCCCCACTACCATCATTAGGCAATATAGAATACACCGTTCCAGTGTTATATCCGCTTGGTATTAATGCTAACTTTGGGTTACTCATTTTTTATTTATTTGTCCTAATATACTATCTTCTAATTGTATCTTGCTAAGGTATTTCTTTAGCTTAACAACATTGACCTTTTTAGGCTTGTATATGTTTATCTTTTTCTCTTTCATTATATGTACCAGCCACCTGTATAGTTAACATCTCTGTCTGGATTCATCTCCTCATTGGCACTGCTTGTGTACTCTGGAAATAAATTAGAATAATTACAAATGTAATCTAAGAACCGCTTAGTATAAAACTCAGCAGTATCATTCATTCTTTGAGCCAAGTAAGTCATATCCTCATGTGTAGCTGTTTCAGAGCTTTCTGAGATGTGCTTTCCAACGCCTCCATTAGTGATAGAGAACATCATATAAGGCAGTATCGTTGACTGCGTGTACCATATCAGCATAGGCTTGATATAGTCGTCTAAGAGGGTCTTATAATTAGAATTAGCAGCTTGAGATATTTCTCCAGAAACAACAAGTTGCTGTATCTTTTTGTATAGCTTACCACCTAAGTAGTTTTGTATGTGTAAGTCCTGAGCAACCTCAATATACTGAACGATTTTGCTGCTGTCAACATTACCGTCAATAATAGACCTTTTCTTAAGGTCGGCTACGCTTATAAATAGTGCTTTTGTTGACATTATTCCTCTTCGTCTTTTAATTCTACTTCTATCTCGTTTATCTCCTGTTCAACCTCAACCTGTGAGCTTAGTTTCTCTCCAGTCTCTTCCTCTCTTTTTACCTTAGTAGATATGTTGTCTAACTCTGTAAATTCAATAGGCTGTAAGGTTATAAAGTACAAGTCTAAGTCAATATTGTTAAACTTTAATATCTCCTCTAAGGCTTCAATAATTCCGTCCTGTAATGGTCTTATAATTACGTTATCCATAAGCACAGCAGCCGTTCTAAGCTCCTCTGCGTTATTTCCGAAGCCAGTGTTATCCTTGATACCTAAAAGTATCGGAGAAACAATGCCATGACCTAACATAATCTTTTCTCTAGCTTCATCAGACATAAATTGATACTGTGCATGAGCGTCAGGCAAGTGTATAGGCTCTATGTCTGCCTTAGTGTCTTGTGACTCGTTAAATGCAATTATAAATTTACCTGCGTTGCTAGAACCTGAGAACTTCTCGTAGATTTTGCGTTCTAATGCCGCTTGAGTTTCTTCAGGTGGTGTGCCGTTATTGAAGTTAATCAATAAACTTGGTTGCAGACCATTCTTGATGTTGTTTATGTGATAATTAGATACCTCCTGCTCTAAGTTGCAGTATTGTAAGCATCCGTTATAATCTACAGGGGCATAATAATAAAAGCCGCTTCTGTAAGGTTTTACGATGTATAGCTCGTTTTGTTGCTTCTTGCCTCCGTTACCAAATGTAGGTATTCTCTTAGGCTTATCAGTAGTCTTATACTCAGCCCAGTTTGGGTGGTAGTAGTAAGCCTTTATAACTCCGTTAGCGTCACACTTTTCAGCTCTCAGCGTTTCCATAGGGAAGTGAGATACCTTAAGTATTCTGGTCTTTCTCTTGTTGTATGTTACCTGTATGGCAGCCTGCCCTAACATCTTGTAGTCGTGAGCTATTCTCTTTACAGTTCTCTTCTTGAGAAGGTTCTTCATCTCAATATACTGCTCTGGCTTATCTTCTCTGTTTGTAGCCTCTAAGCCTCTACCAGCAATCATATCAACAATACCATTGATACAACGAGAGTTCGTTGGAGAACCCATGTAGTTGTCTATAAGAGTCTTGAAGTAGTTGTTATCTTCTCCATACTTAACCCAATCCTTGTTGTATTGTTCCTCAACTAAGGGGGTTTGGTAGCCAGATAACTCTATTATTCTAATGTTTTTACTTTCCATTTTTAAATATATAACAATTTTAATTCAGGACACTTTCTAGGTAGCGTCAGAGTCGTATATGAAATAATCATCATTGTTGTTGTACTGCGTGTAATCAGCAGCAGTATTCATCTCTCCACTAAACCTAACAATATCCCTATACAAAGGAACACCAGATTCAATCAGTATAACTGATAAGGTTGTGTCGCTGTCAATAGAAGAAAGAAAGTCAGAGTCTGTTATATCAAATGTCAAAGTGCTTCCTTGAGTGTATGTAAACGTAGACTCCTCTATAATCTCTTTGGACTCTTGGTTTATTACCTTTACAGAACTCCCTGTTCCTTCTCTGCCAGTTACATTAAGTGTAATTGTTGGCAAGTTATTTACGTCTGCTATTGTCATAGTATTATAACAACAAACAGGTGTTTTTGTTTTATTTAATAAAAAAAGGGGCTAATGTTAAACAAGAGCCCCCTAATATTAAAGATGATTAGTTATTATGCGTTCATAACGGCAGTATTAATATCAAATCCACCTGTAGCACCCATAAGTGTTGAATCTACAAATAATGCAGGCCCAAGCTCCTTACCTTCGAATGAGATGTTGTAACCATTAAGGTCTCCCATAGCACCGCCAGTAGATGTATTTACTGAAACTTCAACTCCGTTTTGAGCTCCAGCTAAACGAAATTTTCCGTTATAGTCCTCTATAATTATATGAGGTCTACCGTAAGACATAAGCTTTAATTGAGCTTGTGTTTTAAGGTCTTGAACCTTTAGTACAATATTTCCTGTTTGAGTCCAGAAAGAAGTTCCATTGTCTCTTGAGTTCTCGTTAGTTTCCTCAAAAGTGTTGTTTTCTCCTCTTAGCTCAAATTTATACACCACAACCTCAGCCGCTAATCCAGTAATCTGCTCATCATCATCAAGGTTCAATCCGTCAAACATACCGCTGTTAAAATTAGCAATATATAAGTTTCTTAATCCACCGACTGCCTCCTTGCAAGCTTCTAGCCTGCCTCCTGTGAAATCACATGACATAATTTTATATTTTTATAGTTAAACAAAAAAGGGGATGGGATAGAGTCCCATCCCCCTTATATTAAATGAACAGGTTATTAAGCTGTGTAATAAACAATCTCAGCTCCAAAACCATACTGGATTCCTCCAGTGAAACGTGCAATTACACGAACATTCTGTGAACCGTCTAGGTCAGCCATGTCTAAAACTTTTACTTGGTTTAAGTCAGACAATACGCCTGTACCGAAGTATAAGTTAGAAGATTGAGCAGCTACCATTTTGTTATCTGCAAGACCGTTAGCCAAAAATACAGATACTCCGTCAAAAGATAAAGCTCCGTTGTCATACCATTGAGTTCCTTTGTTGTCAGAACCAGCAGCACCTAAACCTTGAGCTCCAAATCCGCCTAATGCACGAACGTAAGCTTTCATTACGTTTTTAGAAACGTATAATTTAAGGTCTTCTTTTCCGTAGATAGCAGAAGGGATAGCGTCAATTACTTTGCCCATTTCAGCAATTACGTTAGAAGAATCAACTGTAGTTCCAGTTACGTCAATAACGTCTCCGTCAGCAGCAAATAAAGTAGTAAATCCGTCAAACTCTCCAGCGTTGGCGTTAACTCCACTCCAGATAGTAGTTTCCATTTCTTCAGCTACTTTAGCAGCAACGTGGCCTACTAAGTAATCAGCGAAAGATGGAGGCAAGCTGTCAAATGCAGAATAGCCCATAGAGATAGCATCCCAGTCAGAACGAAAATCGTCCTTACATAGTTGCAAGTTAACCTGAAAAGTCTCTGGCTGTAAGATTCTCTCAGCGAGAGTTACAGAAGAACTGTCAGTAAAGTCGCAAGTGTCATCAGCAATCAAAGTTCCTGTTGCGAGAGACTTGATTACGGCTTTAAACTTGACGTTTGGTTTTACTGTAACACCACCATTTTCAATAGTGTTAGCAGATAATAATGCAGCAGAGATAAAGCCTTGCAATTTCTCACCAGCATAAGTTGTAGTAATAGATGTTGTTGTTGCCATTTTTATTTAGAATAATTAATTATTAAACATTTTATTAAACACTCTGTCTTTAGTAGTCATTGGTCTGTTTCCACCAATAACAAATCTAGCTTTGCTTTCAACGCCAGACTCAGGAGAGTGAGAAATTTCCTCAGCATCTTCTGATAAATCAGAACTTAATTCTGCTGGTACTTCTTTTTTATACTCTTCTTCTTTTTTCATAAGACTTTCAATTACTTCCATGAACTCTTTTTTCATGTCAGATAAGTCTTGCTTAGTTGCGTATTCAGGAGCAGCAGCTTCTTCTTCTACCACTTCTTCTTCTACAACCTCTTCTTCTTCTTCAGCTAGCTCAGTAGTTTCTTCTACTACTTCTTCGCTAACTTCTTCTTGAGCTTCTAACTCAACGTTCTCTACTACTTCTTCAGAAGATAACTCCTCTTTGACTTCCTCTACAGGAGCCTCAGATACTTCTGCTTCAGCAGATAGAAAAACATTCTGTAGTTTCTCTAAAATTTCTGTAGCTTTCATAAATTAAAGGTTTTTATATTAGTATAACAATAAAAATGAACATTGTTTCATTTTTATCGGTTTTAGTTGTAATTTCTTATTTCAACGTAAACTTCGTTTAGTCCGTTATTTTTTTGGTCATTTCTTATGTCATAGTTATCTAAGGTCAATGAGTTTTCAGAACCCCAAGAAATGTTTTGAACAGTATCTTCCCCACCACCTGATGCTGTGAACCACGCCTTGTCTTCTTCTAGTTCCAAGCCTGAAATTGTTGCCTCATAACTTCCTGTACTTGAATGAGACCAAGATATAGTTGAGCCAGTATTGTTTGATATTACTACTACTGTAGGATTGTTAGTTCCAGTTGCACTTAGTCTGGCTGCGTAAGAGGTGTAACCTAAGACTTGTTTCTGTAGGTTTTGGAATGTTATCTTCTTAGTAGTACCTCCGTCAACAACTACAAATTCATCAGCATTTACTAAATCAGTAGTTGCTATTAATTGTGATATTTTTTTATTAGACATTATAATTCAATTTTATTGTTAGTTTCTTGTCGTAGCTCAAAGCCGTTTTCCTGAAGTAAATAATACTCTAGCACCCCAGTAATCACTCCTATACCTTGCTTCCAGTAGTCAGGAGCATTACAGTCCTTACAGTTGTTTATTGTATATGTGTTCTTACACTTGCAATAGGTCGCCCTCATTTCTTGCTTGATTTAGGATGTTTAGCTGGTAACAAATCGTAGTCAGTAGTGTACTTAGCGTTTTGTGGTCTACCATTCTTTACTAGATACATAAAAGCGTTGACTCTTGCGTGTGCCCACTGACTTGCTGATTTTACGTTAGGAGAGTGGCTAGTGTTAAACGCCCCTAGACCTCTCTGAAATACAGATGCCAGCATACCGACTGTTACGCCATATCCTAGCTTTTCTTTGTACTTCTCATTAAACTCATCAGCTTTCTTTTGTAGGGCTTTTCTGTCCCTTTGAGACACCTTAGCTCCAGTCTTACCAGAAGCGTCTCCCTTAGCCGTTCCCTTGCCCTTTGGACTTGGGTTAGGTGTGTCTGACTTAGGTGCTTTAGGGCTCTTTTTAATGTCTCCTCTGGGGCCTACCTCTGCCATTTTTGTACACTTGCCACCTTTCTTTTTGTAACCTTTAGGGCATTTGTCGTACATATCTACACTGTGTCGCTCACATGGCATATACCACTCTTGACCGTCAACTTCGTGTATGTGATATCCACCACACCCTATGTCCTTAGATATCTTTTCAGCCTGCTCTTTGGTTTTGTAGGCTAATCTGTCATCGACTATTATGTAGTCTTCTCCGACCATAATAGGTTCTTTCTGTAGTTTTTCAGAGTCTATCTTCTTTAGTTTTCCGATAGCCCAGTTAACTCCAGCAGAGCCACCCCAAGCATCCCACATAAGACCACCGCATCCCTCAGAATAAGGTACGTCTTTATGTTGTTGATGTCTTTTGAAGCTAGCCATTCTTGCAATCGTTGAGCGGCTGAGATTAGCACCTCTAGCGAGCTGTGCGGCTCTCGTCCAGCCTACACTTGTGCCACAAGAACTACCATTCTTCTCTTTCCAAGCTATAGCTCTCTTAGCGTTATTTCTAGCAGCCTGTGGATAGTCTCCATAGGTTTTTAACTCTACGTTATTAGCTGCACTTAAAATCTCTTGTATCTCGTATATCTTGGCTAAGTCTTCTGCTGACAAATCTTCTTCAACACTTTCTTTAGGGCCGTTCTGGTTTTTATCACTAAAGAACCCCTCAATGCTAAAGCCTTTTACTTTTTCAGTCTTAACAAACTCTTCCCATATTTCATCGTTGTTTACCTTTACAGAAACCATCCAAGTTCCAACAGGCATATTTAGGTTGTACTTGCGAGACTTGTCTTGTACTTCGTCTTCAATTATCCAAGACTCTACAACAGATAAACCACCAAGCTCAACTTCGTGTTCTAAGGTTGAGTTATTTTGTTTACCCCTTGATAGAAAAAGCTGTGATGCTTTTCTTACTGTGTCTTCTGAGAAGTATATCTTGTATTCTTTGTCTCCACTCTTTCTGTATATCTGCTTGTTTGGTATAAGAGCAGCACCCATTAGGATTCTCTTCTCCTTGTCTACCTCTGCAAGCTTTATCTCTTGTGATTTAAGAGCAATAAAGTCTTCTTCAATAGCTGGATTCTCAACGATAGAGATAGCTTCTATGCCACCCCATTCGTTTTCCTCGTCTATGAATAATTCAAATATATCTAAGTTTTCCATAATATTATAACAATTAATTTTGTTTTTATTTCTAATTGTCTCCACCAAATGTAGCGTCAGACTCTATTATGTTATCTAACTGTTGTTGTGATGTTATTTGTGAGCTCACAACATAAGATTGAATAGGCCCTTGATTAAGTTGACCTCCAACAGCCTGTGCTAATTGGTCTTGTCCTGTAGAGCCAACAAGATTAAAGTCAAAGGTTCTTCCGCCTCCGCCTCCTGCGGATGAAGGTGCAGATGCACCACGACCGCCTCCACTAGCATTTAAAGCACTAAGGGCCTTTGCTGTTTGAGCAACAGTGCTTGCTATTCCACCAACCAAATTTACTTTTGCTAATGTATTTGCTCCAGTCAAATAAGCAGGGCCAGCAACAGGCCCTAATGTTGCTGCGTGAGCGGTATTTGCTAATGTTGCCGTATTGTAGCTTTGAAACATTTGAGCTATAGAGGCTGCTTTCTCAGCAATTATAAAGGCGGCTCTTAGTTTCTTGTTTTTCCCAGCCAATCCTTGTAGATTTCTAAAAATACCCTGAGCGTGTTTTAGCGTTGCTTCTGCAACCTTTTGCTTGTAATGTTCTGTGTAAAATTCAGCAAGCTCTTCTGAGGTTCTAATCTTTTGCATTTCTAGCGCAAGACCCTTTCTAAGATTTACTAAAGTTTCATTTTTAGCCATTTCAAACATAACCTCTGGAGACTCTCCAACGCTTGTAATTCCAGATGGGGTTAGGTCTGACAAGCCTTCTTGCGCCTCTTTTTTAGGAAATCTTATCTCGTTTATTTTCTCTAAATACTTTTCTATCTGCTCCTGCAAAGGCTGGTAAGCTTGGTTAGTTAAAACAGACTCTTCTTGTATCTTCTTTAATCCTTTTATCTGTGCATTATACCAAGCAATAGTACCCCTTAACAAGGATGGGCCTTCCCCATCTCTATCTGGACTCAGTAATCCATTTATCTCCCCAAGCAAATCTCTTTGTCTGTGAAATGCGTCTTCAAGGTCATTTAAGGCTGAAAGCTGCTTTAAGTAACCCAATATTGTTGCGTCACTTTGGCCCGCTTTCAACGCAAATTTCATTAAATCATTAACGACCTTTCTTTTATTTGTTATGTCGTCTAATGATGTTATCTCGGCATCTTTTAGCTGTGAAGCTATTTCTTCTACCTCATTTATTTTTAACTTTAATTTAATCTCGTCCTCCTTCATTGATATAAATTCAGATAAAGCCTCTGTTTGCTTTTCGGTATTACCTATATTTTCCATCAATATTTTAGACAGCTCTTTGTCGCTCTCTGCTGCTGCTTTTAAAGCACCATTTCTTTGTTCTATAGATAGATTTGACTCTTTTAATATAGAATCATAAATTTTTAGCGTATCTACCTGTTCCTGTAATTCTTCAGTAAAACTTTTAGTAGAATCTTCAGCCTCTTTACTTGATGAAGAAAAATAGTCTATAGCGGCAATAACAGCTTGAAAAGCAACAAGAATACCAAGTGGGCCTCTTAAAGCCCCAAGAAGACCTGTTATTGCGTTTTTCATTCCGCCTGCTTGCTTTGCAGCGAAAAACAAGTTTGAACCCAACTGAGACAAGTTGTTAGCCATACCTCGAATTCCATAAGGAGCATCAGAAATAACCCTTCCCAGTTCAAGTGCAGAAGATGTCATTCCTCCAGTCGCCATAGATGCCCCACCCATAGCTTGCCCCAAGTCAGCAACACCCTGACCTAAATCAGCGTACTCTTGGCTTCCAATTTGTGCGTTTT